GCCATTGCCTCGGGGCCAAGAGCTTGTGAGATTGTGGATAGGAACATCATGAGAGACTCACGATCCTGTCCACGACCAATACCCTCAAGGCCAGCAATGATGGTGGGGAAGACCACACCCTTAGGAAGGTTTGGTATTTCCTTGGAGCGTTGGAGCATGAAGAGTTTTCGTGCCAGGTAAGGACGAACCAACTCCACAGCTAGGTTGCCATAAATTCCCCCAAGTTGCTCATTAAGCTCTTGTTGGGTGGCCCTGATTTCCTCAGCAGTGGTCCTCTCAGATTGACGCACAGACATCACCAGGAAGGCCTCAGAGAGGCGTTGGGTGAGTGACTGGATCATCTGGTAGGCACTACTGAAATCAGCCTGCTTGTTGACCTGAACAGCGGTCACATCATCAGCCCTGCCCATGATGATGGCACCATTCCCTGCCTTGGCAAGGGTGCTGGGCTTCACCGTAGCAGAAGGACTGACAAGGAAGACAACCTTAGCAGCAGCGGCTGAACCCTCCACCATGGCCTGCATGAGGCCCTCAAGGGACTTCAGGTCTCCTAGGTACTCCTCAATACGACCACGACCATAGTCCTCACCATCCACCACGTTGAACCGTAGGGGCAGCCAGGGGGTTGTGTTCTTAGGGGCCTTACCAAAGGAATCAGGAAGGATAGTTCCTTCCACTTCTTGTTTCCATCGCCACTGTCCATCCGTGAGCTTAGCCCAGGTGAACACAGCAACTTCTGATTCCCCAACACTCACGTCTGTGCTAGGAGCACTGGTGTTGTCAGAGACATCATTGACATTCCTGGTTGCGTTCTTTTGGAACTCAGGTGGCAGGAACTGTCGGTCAATAGCTTCAACAGTAACGATCTCGGTGGGACTACCCTCTCCATCTCGGACGACCACATAACGGTCAAGAGGGTACAACTTAACACCACTATTTCCCATGAATACCAGGGCATTCCCGGTAACAATGAGGTGCTTCATTGCCTGATGAAGGATAACACGATCCTGTGATTCGGCAATGCTTTGCATGACTACCCTCTCCATCTTGGACAGAGAGAGGTCAATCTCCGACTTAACGGCAGCACTCATTGATGGGTCCAAGCTGAGCTTACCATCATTGATCTGAAGCTTGAAGAAAGTTGCATTCACAGGGAACAAACTTAGCATCAGCTTCGATGCCATGACGTTAACGCCTTTGGCGCCCATACTTTGCCAAGGAGTGGTGAGCTTCTGTCCATTCACCACACCCGTAGGGGTGAGGAGATACGGAAGAGAAAGCACAGCACAGTCCCTGGCAGTATCCAAGAAGATCGTTCTGTCGCTAGCCAACCTTGCGTAACGACTTGCGGCAGATTGATTTTCCATTGTTACTTACCAATACTTAGG